TAAAGCTGGGAATACCGCCCGGAAAAGAAAGGACGACCAGGATGAAACATCATCTTTATATAGATATCGAGACCAGGAGCGGCGCGGATATCGCCAAGACCGGGCTGTACCGGTATGCCCAGGATCCGGATTTTGGGATCCTGCTGCTGGCATACAAATGGGATGAAGAGCACGTTGGGATCATTGATCTGGCCGCTGGTGAGACTGTGCCGGACTGGATCCGGGAGGAACTGGTGCATCCGGACACGGTCAAGCATGCATATAACGCAGCGTTTGAATGGTACTGCCTGAACCAGGCGGGATATGAAACTATTCTCAGCCAGTGGAAGTGTACGATGGTGCACGGACTCTACTGCGGATATACGGCCGGCCTGGACGCGACAGGGAAGGCGATCGGGATTCCCAGGGACAAGCAGAAACTGAAAACCGGGAACGCGCTGATCAAATATTTCTGTGTGCCATGCAAACCTACAAAGGCTAACGGGAACCGGACCTGGAACCTGCCGAAGCACGCCCCTGAGAAGTGGGCATTGTTCCGGGAGTATTGTATGCAGGATGTAACGGCCGAATATGAGATCGCGAGAAGGCTGGATCAGTTTACTGTACCAGATAAAGAGGAGGAGCTGTGGCAGATGGATGTCCAGATGAATGCTTTCGGGGTGAAAGTGGATCCGGATCTGATTGCAGGCGCGCTTTATATCAATGATGTGAGCGTAGAACATTTGACGCGGGAGGCGAAGAGGCTCACAGGGCTTTCTAATCCGAACAGTATCCCGCAGCTGAAACAATGGTTTTATGAAAACTACCTTATCCAGGTTGACAGCCTGGATAAGGAAAGTATCGGAAAGATAGAGGAGGAATTGTCTCTTGCGGTGCAGGAAGGGATCGTTTTCCCGGAAGAAGCAGATCCTGGCTCGCGGGTATTGGATATCCGCCGGAAGCTCGGGAAGACATCCATTTCCAAATATACGGCTATGGTCAAGGCGGGGTGTGGGGACGGAAGGATCCGCGGGCTGACGCAGTTCTACGGGGCAAACCGTACCGGCAGATGGGCAGGGAGGCTGGTGCAGATGCAGAACCTTCCCAGGAACTACCTGCGGACCCTGGACGGTGCCAGAAATCTGGTAAAAGCAAAGAATTATGAAGGCGTACGGATGATCTATGGGAACGTGCCGGACACATTGTCACAGTTGATTCGAACGGCTTTTATCCCTTCTGATGGGAATAAGTTTGTGGTGGCTGATTTTTCTGCCATTGAGGCCCGGGTGATCGCCTGGCTTGCCGGGGAGCAGTGGGTGAACGAGGTGTTTGCTACCCACGGCAAGATCTATGAGGCAACTGCAAGCCAGATGTTCCATGTGCCCATTGAAAGGATCGTAAAAGGCAATCCGGAATACAGCCTCCGGCAGAAGGGGAAGGTTGCGACCCTTGCGCTTGGGTATCAGGGCGGGCCGAATGCATTGATCAATATGGGGGCGCTGGACATGGGGCTTACAGAAGAGGAGCTTCCGGATATCGTGCAGCGCTGGCGGAATGCGAATCCCAGGATACGGGATCTCTGGTACGCAGTAGAAGAGGCATCCCTTGCCACGATGATGACTGCGCAGCCCCAGGCGATCCGGGGACTTATTTTCTCCCTGGAAGGCGACCTGGTTTATGGCCAGTCGTTCCTGACTGTGCAGCTGCCAAGCGGGCGGAAGCTGTTCTACCCGAAACCGTTCCTGCAGGAGAACCGGTTCGGCAAGGCCGCGGTACATTATTATACGGTAGGACAGCAGACAAAGAAGTGGGAGGTCACCTCTACCTATGGCGGGAAGATGACGGAAAACATCGTACAGGCGATTGCCAGGGACTGCCTGGCGGAGACGCTGCGGAGGATCGCGGCGAAAGGCCTGCAGGTGGTATTCCATGTGCATGACGAGGTGATCATAGATGCGCCGATGGAAGCCTCGGTGGAGGAAGTGTGCGGCCTGATGGCGGAGCCTATCCCCTGGGCGCCCGGGCTGGTGCTGAAGGGCGCGGGGTTTGAAAGCGGATATTACATGAAGGACTAGGAGGATTTTCAGGATGCAGAACAACAAGAGCCTGCGGATCAGCATGGCCGGGACGAGGAAAACAAAACACTGGCCGAAAGCGGCGATCCTGTGGTCGGAGTTTGTAGACCGCCTAAAAAATCCGGTCCGCAGTACGGAGACCATGGAGGAATACCTCTCCTTTCCGAAATCGAAGCAGGATGAATTGAAAGACGTGGGAGGGTTCGTAGGCGGGACCTTTGCCAATGATATCCGGAAATCGGTATACGTGGAAGGGCGGGACTTATTGACGCTGGATATGGACCATATCGCCACAGGGGGGACTGAGGATGTCCTGAAACGGATCGCAGGGCTTGGATGCGCTGCTGCTGTTTACAGTACGCGAAAGCATGCAGGTTATGCCCCCAGGCTTAGGGTCATTGTCCCGTTGGACAGGACGGCGGCGTCAGATGAATATGAGCCGGCGTCCAGGAAGCTGGCGTCCCTGATCGGGATTGAGCTCTGCGACCCTACCACCTTTGACGTGTCCAGGCTGATGTATTGGCCCAGTTGCTGCCGGGATGGGGAGTATGTGCTGGAGGTATTTGACCATCCGTTCTGCAGCCTGGACGGCCTGCTTGGCATGTATGGCGACTGGAAGGATATCTCTCAATGGCCGCAGGTCCCAGGCATCGAAGCAGTGGAGCGCCGCCGTCTGGCGAAGCAGGAGGATCCGGCTTCAAAACGCGGGATCATCGGGGCATTTTGCCGTACTTATACGGTATCCCAGGCGATGGAACGGTTTATCCCTGGGATGTATGAGGAAACGGACATCCCAGGAAGGTATACCTATACAGGGGGCTCCACGGTAGGCGGGGCGATCCTGTATGATGGGGATATGTTTCTGTACTCCCACCATGCGACGGATCCATGCTCCGGACTTCTGGTAAATGCATTTGACCTGGTCCGCCTGCATAAGTACGGGGACCAGGATCAGGAGGCCAAGGAAGGGACACCGGTCAATAAGCTGCCTTCCTTTGCTGCCATGTCGCGCATGGCGGCTTCAGATCCGGCTGTGTCGGACCGGATGGCACGGGAGAACCTGGAACAGGCAAGGGCTGCATTTGATATCCCGGAAGGCGGGGAAGAAGACTTGGACTGGCTCAGCCGGCTTACACATGACGGGAACGGCCGGATTCAGAAAACGATCAATAATGCAGTGATCATTCTGGAAAACGACCCGAACCTAAAAGGGAAGATCACGAAGGATGAATTTTCCTGCTGCGGGATGGCTTTAGGGAGCCTTCCATGGAACAGTGAAGAAGGGAAGCACCGGTGGACAGACGTAGACGATGCGGGATTTTACAGCTATATGGAACTGTTCTACGGGATTACCGGGCGGGAAAAGCTGGACAGCGCCCTCCTGATCGTGAGCAGCCAGAACAAGACCAACGAAGTGAGGGACTACCTGAAAAGCCTGCAGTGGGACGGACGGGCACGGGTAGATACCCTTCTGCGGGTGTACTTAGGGGCGGAAGACAATGCTTATACCCGGGCTGTCATACGGAAATCCCTGTGCGCCGCGGTGGCACGGGCTGTCGTGGGCGGGGTGAAGTATGACAACATGCCGATCCTGACAGGCCCCCAGGGGATCGGGAAGAGCACGTTCCTTCGTACACTGGGGAAGGAATGGTTTTCGGATTCCCTGACCAGTTTTGATGGGAAAGAAGCGGCGGAGCTCATCCAGGGAACATGGATCAACGAGGTGGGCGAGCTGACGGCCATGAACAAGCAGGAGACCAATGCGGTCAAGCAGTTTTTGAGCAAGACGGATGATATTTACCGGGCGGCATATGGCCGCCATACGGACCGGTACCCGAGGCGGTGCGTGTTCTTCGGTACCAGCAACGAGCATGAATTTTTAAAAGACAAGACTGGGAACCGGAGGTTCTGGCCGGTGGATACCGGCATTTACCCGGCAATGAGGTCTATCTGGAATGATCTGCCGGGGGAGGTGGACCAGATCTGGGCTGAGGCATATGTGCGCTGGATGCTTGGGGAGCCCCTGCACATGACCAAGGAGGAAGAAAAGCTGGCGGAAGAGATGCAGGACAGCCACAGGGAGGTATCTGAGAAGGAAGGACAGATCCGGGAGTTTCTGGAGCGGGAGATCACGCCGGACTGGGATTCCTTGGGGCTGACGCAGAGGAGGCAGTTCTATGCGGGCGGGTTTCCGCTGCAGGACGAGGTGAAACTTGTGGAGCGCAGGAAGGTGTGCGCGGCGGAAATCTGGGTGGAATGTTTTAACGGGGATTTGAAGTTCCTGAAGAAAGCGGACAGCCGTGAGATTAATTCTATTCTTAGCGGGCTGCCGGGATGGAACCGGATCAAAACCCCGAGGAAGTTTGGGGTGTATGGACAGCAGAGGGGATATGAACGCACTACATAACCCGGCAAAAAGGATTGTAGTTGTCTCTGGATATGTAGTTGTGGAAAAATAGAGTTTTGTAGTTTGTAGCCGGTATGTAGTTTGAATTTGTATACGGTGAAAACCTTATGAATACGGCACTCCCTACTATAAAACTACATAACTACATAAACCCCATATAAATATAAGAATAAATAAAATAGAGAATATAATATAGCGCCTGGCGCGCCTGATATAAATATATAATAGGGGAAATTTATGTGTTTGTTGTAGCGGGATTTTAGAAAAATCGCGGTGTACGAAGAATGTGTTGAGGTTGAAAGGTGGGGATTCTATGCGAGAGTCAGAGGTTGAGAAGATATTGGTCCGCGGGATCAGGAAGCTGGGCGGCTGGGCTTATAAGTGGGTTAGCCCAGGGAATGACGGCGTTCCGGACAGGATCGTCATACTTCCAGGGCAGCGCCCGATCTTTGTGGAGCTGAAAGCGGAGCGTGGGAGGCTGACCGCCCTGCAGAAGGTACAGATCGACCGGCTGCGTATGATGCGGCAGGATGCAAGGGTGCTTTACGGAGAAAAGGAGGTCAGGGGATTCCTGGCAGAATGTGAGGAGAGGTTGAAAGATGGAATTTAGGCCGCACGCCTACCAGGCGCACTGCATCGAGAAGATCCTGCAGATCAAAAAGTTGGGCCTGTTCCTGGATATGGGACTGGGAAAGACGGTCACAACACTGACCGCCGTCAAGGAATTAAAATATAACCGATTCCAGGTTCGTAAGGTCTTGGTGATCGCGCCAAAGAAGGTGGCAGAAGGTACCTGGACAAGGGAAAAGGACAAATGGGACCACACAAGTATCCTTCGGGTATCGACTGTATTGGGAAGCCAGGCGAAGCGAATCCGGGCGCTGAATATGCCGGCAGACCTTTATATCACCAACAGGGAGAATGTAACCTGGCTTGTAGATTATTACCGGAACAGTTGGCCTTTTGATATGGTTGTGGTGGACGAGTCCAGCAGCTTTAAGAGCCATAAGGCAAAGAGGTTTAAGTCGCTGGCAAGTGTAAGCTCCCACATTGACCGGATGGTGGAGCTGACCGGTACCCCTTCCCCCAATGGCCTGGAAGACCTGTGGGCGCAGATCTACCTGTTGGACAACGGGGAACGACTGGGGAAGAGGTATACCCAGTTTCGGGAACGGTATTTTGACCCAGGAGACCGGGGGGCTGACGTGATTTATAACTACAAGGCGAAGCCGGGCAGTGAGGAATGCATCCTGCAGAAGATCTCGGATATCTGTATCTCCATGAAGGCGGAGGATTACTTGGAGCTGCCGGAGATCACCTACCATGAAGTGCCGGTGGAACTGGATGTGAAATCCCGGAAGGCATACGGAGATCTGGAACGGAAGATGGTCCTGGAACTTCCGGAGGACGGGGACGAGATCAGTGTAGCAAGCGCGGCAGCGCTGAGTAATAAGCTACTGCAGCTGGGAAACGGCGCCATTTATGACGATGACCGGAACTACCATGAGGTACATGGGTGCAAGGTGGAGGCTTTCCTGGAATTGGTGGAGTCCCTGCAGGGGAAGCCGGCGCTGGTTTTTTATAATTTCCAGCATGACAGGATACGGATACTGGATGCATTGGTAAAGACAGGGCTTCGAGTCCGGGTGCTGCAGAGCGCTGCGGATGAGGACGATTGGAACGCGGGCCGGATCGACATTCTTCTGGCACATCCGGCGAGTAGCGCTTACGGCCTGAACCTGCAGCAGGGTGGGAACCACGTGGTATGGTTCGGCCTTACCTGGAATTATGAATTGTATGCCCAGGCGAACAAGCGCCTGCACCGTCAGGGGCAGAAGGAACGGGTCATCGTCCACCACCTGGTCTGTACTGGGACAAGGGATGAGGATGTGATGCGGGCTTTGGGGCGAAAGGACAATGTGCAGGAATGGGTCATGGAGAGCCTGCGGGCGAGGATCAAGGCGATCCGGGAGGAAAACAGGAGGACAGGCTGAGGATTTCGTGTGTGGAGGAGAAAACGATGTTAGTTGAGAACACAAGGGAGGAGACGCTCAAGGCGTTCCTGAGTGGCAATAAAAAAACAATGGTAGCCGTGAGGATGGAGGACGGCAGCATGCGGTTCGTACACCTCACAACCTTGCTTCCGGCGGATGGGGTGTATTTTATCAACGTGGAGCTGGAACCAGGAGAGGACTATAAGGAGAAGGTCCTGCGCAACGGCCAGGGTGGGGAAGTGAATCCCCATCCAGCGGATCAGGCTCCTGGTAAAGACAGGGGAACGAAAAAAGAAGATGCCGGGAAGGTGAAGCCCAAGAAAAAGACGGCCGGGGATATCATTGAGCCCTATGTGAGGCAGGGGCTTCCTGATTCGGAGATCGCAGAAAAGACAGGAATAAAATACAGAACGGTCTGGGCGGCCGCTAAGAAGATCCGGGAGCGGCTGGAGGAAACAAAGGGGAAGAATGCGGATCGTCATCTGTGCAAGACCTGCAAATACAGGGCGGCGGCTTATACCAAAAACGGATCAGGGATCAAATGTGAATATGCTTTGAAATCCGGGAAGCGTTCCCGGGGATGTGATGTAGAGGATTGCGATAAGTACGAGAAGGGCGCGCCGGTCAGGGTGAAGGATGAAGCATGAGGAAAAGATATGAAAAATTTAGATAAAATAACTGCGGAAATGATGGGATATGTCTGTGACGTTCTCTGTAAATATCCAGAGATGGAGCCAGACGAGGAATCACTGGCGGAAATTTGTGACGGATGCAGGATGGGAGAGTTCCCTTGCGATATACTCAGCCATGAAGGAGCCAAAATAAACGAAACGGAGAAAAGATCATGAACAGGAATAAAAAAGGCGTCATGCCGGAGATTACCAGGGAAGTATACAAGAATGTCAAGAAATATGACCGCCAGCAGTTTGCCGGGTTCTGTATGGATCTGTACAAGTACGGATATGAGGACGGCAGGGAGAGCGTTCCGGGAGTAGAACTGGAAGAGGTCATGACAGCGGTTGCGTCTGCAAGGGGAGTCGGAAAGAGGACATTGGACAATATCAGGAACCGTGTAGAGCAGCTGTTTAGGAAGGATTTAGAAGAATGAGATCAGTGCTAAATTATCCAGGAAGCAAGAAGCGAATCGCTTCCTGGATTATCAAACACATGCCGCCACACCACAGTTACCTGGAACCATACTTCGGGTGTGGGGCCGTGCTGTTTGCAAAGCAACCGGCCCCGATCGAAACGGTCAACGACCTAGACGGGGAAGTGGTGAATTTCTTCCGGGTGATCCGGAATCCCGGAAGCCGGGAGAAGCTGCAGGAATGGATCGCTTACACGCCATATGCCAGGCAGGTCTATGATGATGTATTCCTGAGGGAACCGGAGGATGAAGTAGAACGTGCTGCCTGTTTTGCAGTGAAATCCATGCAGAGCCACGGTTTCCGGATGACTGGGGATTGCGGATGGAAAAAGGATGTGTGTGGCCGGGAAAAAGCATATGCAATAAAATACTGGAATGAGCTGCCGGAATCTATTGCGGAGATGGCCGCAAGGCTGAAACAGGTACAGATTGAGAACTGCCCGGCGCTGGAGTTGATCAAAGCATTTGATCATGAAAATGTGCTGATGTATCTGGATCCGCCCTATGTGTGGTCAACCAGGACAGGGAGGAAGCAGTACAGGCACGAGATGTCAGATCAGGATCATATAGAGCTGCTGGAGATGATAACCCGCAGCAAGGCAAAGGTGATGATATCCGGCTATGACTGTGAATTATACGACTTCTATCTGGGGAACTGGAAGAAAGTGCAGGTTGCGGCCAGGGCACAGGACAACAGGAGGCGGGTGGAGACATTGTGGATGAACTACGATCAGGAAGCGGAGCAAATGACGCTGCTTATTTAAAGGGATCGACATAGGGTGCCGGACATCCTGCGGAGTGCAGAGAGGTTCGAGTCCTCGAACGAACTGGTTCGACTCCAGCTCGTGCAGGGTGCAAAACTCCGCACAATTGGCATACGGGATGCAATCAGTATTGTGAAGAAAGGAAAATATGGATAAATTAAGTGATAAGGCAAGGATATATGCAAAATCATATAAACAGTCGCCTCTCGGCCGGGAAATCGAAGGGACGGCAGAATTGTTGCTGCAAATGGCGGAGAGGCTGACAGAATACGAGGAGACTATAGACAAACTGGCGACCTATGTTGTAGAAAAAGCAAGTTATTGTCCGGTTGTAGATTACATTGATAGATATAAAATCCGTCCCGGATGCGTGGGTCTCCGGAAGCCCGGGTGTAAAGAGTGCATGCTGAAGCACATGGAGAATTTTAAGATCCCGTACCGAATAACCTGTGTCAAAATATATGAAAAAGATTGAACAGGAGGATAAGAAAAAGATGGAGAAGATAGTGAGATACGTTTTTAGACTCTTAGCCATCTGCCTAACATGCTATATGGCAGTAGAGTATGGGTGGTATTGGATATTTTTTCTGCTTTTCGCTATGCTGAGTTTTTAGGAAAAGCAGGAAAGCGTTCGGGAAGTATGGGGCCGTGATATGAAGAAAAAGGGGAGTGGTTGCATTGGACAAGAAGATACTTGCTGACTACATGGACGCCATGGAGCTGATAAAGGAAACAGAGGAGGATATCCGGAAGCTAAAGAAAAGACGGAAGACGGTCATTCAGACAAACGTGAAGGGCAGCAACCTAAAGTTCCCCTATCAGGAAAAGCATTATCGAATTGAAGGCACCACTTTTACATACCAGGATGATAAGAACCTGCGCCTGGAAGAAAAACTCCTGGAACAGCGCAAGGAGAATGCGGAGAAGATCAAGCAGCAGGTGGAGGAATGGCTCCTGACGGTCCCAATCCGGATGCAGAGGATCATCAAGTATAAGATATTTGAGGGGATGACCTGGGAACAGACAGCGGCGAAGATCGGAAGAAAGGCAACGGGGGACGGAATCCGGATGGAATTTGAGAGATTTATGAAAAAAAGTTAAAGTTTGTTCGGTTTGTTCGCACTGTTCGGTTTTCGTATGCTATAGTATATGCTGAGATTGGTGGCTATGGTGGTCATAATTTATACCCCTCATATTACGAAAGGCGTTCTGCATAAAATTGCAGGGCGCTTTTTGCTGCCAGAAAATTCACGGAACTGAGAGGTGGTGACGTGGGCGATGTAAAAGACCAGATCAAGAATGATTACCTGTCCGGCGTCATGCCGAAGGAGCTGGCGGAAAAATATGCGGTCAGCCTAAATACAATTAAGTCCTGGATCAAGCGTTATGGCTGGTCTGGTTTGAAGAATAAGCAGGGTGCACCTTCTGAGCACGGGGGTGCACCCTCTGGCGTCCAGAGTGCACCCCAAAAAAAGAAACGCGGCGGTCAGCCAGGGAATAAAAACGCAGTTGGCCATGGGGCTCCAGTTGGAAATAGGAATGCGGAAAAATTTGGCTTTTTCTCGAAGTACCTTCCAGAGGAGACCATTTCCATTATGCAGGAAATGCCGACGAACCCGCTGGACATTCTCTGGCATGAGATCCAGATTGCCTATGCTGCTATTATCCGGGCGCAGCAGATCATGTATGTCAGGGACAGAACGGACAAGACGGTTGAAAAGGTGGAAGAAAAAGACGGAGCTATTACTTCCAGTGAAAAGTGGGAAGTGCAGCAGGCCTGGGATAAGCATTCTAATTTTTTGCAGGCCCAGGCGAAAGCCCAGAAGGAGCTGCGGGGTCTGATCAAGCAGTATGATGAATTACTGAATAAGAACTGGGAGCTTGCAACGGAAGAGCAGAAAGCCCGGATTGATCAGATCAAGGCAAACACAGACAGGCTCCGGAAAGATTTTTCGGAAGAGGATGACGGAGGGGTTGAGATCATAAATGACGCAGCGGAAGAAAAAGCAGGTCAGGATATCTGAGGTCATCATCCCGAAGTACCAGGGGATATTCAATAACAAGACCTATAAGCATATAATCCTGACTTCCGGACGTGCCGGCACCAAATCGAGTTATGCGGCCATCCGGGCAAATTATCAGATTGTATCTGATGCGCACGGTTCTGTCGTTGTGCTCAGAAAGCACCACAACAAGCTCCGGAAGACCGTGTATAAAGAGATGCTCCGCGGGATCAACCGGCTGAAAATCCCGAAAAGCAAGTTCCGGATCACAAAATCTCCGATGGAGATCACATATAAAAGATACGGGACTACGATCTATTTTGCCGGATCTGATGGTATTGACGATACAAAAGGAATCATTGATGAGGATAAACCGATTAAGCTGGTCATCTTGGACGAGCTGACAGAGTTCTTTGATGACGGGGAAGGCGAGGATGAGTTGACCAACATCGAAGCCACGTTTGTCCGGGGAAACAGCAGCGGGTTCCAGATGATCTATCTGTATAATCCGCCAAAGAATCCGAATGCGCCGATTAACCAGTGGTGCAAGAAGATGGAGAAACGTAAGGACTGTATTCATATCCACACGGATTATCGAGATGTGCCTGTAAAATGGCTCGGGCAGGATCTGATCATGACTGCGGAGGAGATGAAGGCGTCGGATCTGAAAATGTACCGCTGGGTGTGGCTGGGTGAAGCTGTAGGGATTGATGATGCGATCTATTATATGTTCGGCCAGAAACATATCAGGGATCCGGAAAAAGGGCAGAGATTTTCTGTTATTGCGATCGGCGGCGATTACGGCCAGCAGAATGCAACCACATTTCAGGCGGCGGGCCTGGACATGGCTGGACGAAAGCTGAGGGGGTTGGGGGAATATTATCACAGCGGCCGGGAAACCGGACACCAAAAAAGCCCTTCCATATACGCCCGGGATTTTGTCAGTTTCGTTATGGAGCTGGGAGAAAAATATGGGACACCGAATGTCGGGTTCTATTTATACATGGATCCTTCTGCAAAAGGCTTGCAGGAAGAGATCAAGAGAGCCAGCAGGCTTGCAGGTGTTCCGGTTCTGATCCGTGATGCTGAAAATGATGTGAAGCTGGGGATCAGCAGGGTACAGAAAGCCCTGACTTTCTATGTGATGGACATATCACCAAAGCAGGAGCGGGCAATCGATGAGTTTGGGACTTATGAGTATGACAAGGATTCGATAGAAAAGGGCAAGGAAGAGCCGATCAAAATTGGAGACCATTGTATGGATGCCATACGATACCTGGTGATGGGGGTGTGGCCAAAGATTAAGCAATGGCTTCCGGTGAAGGAAGACTAAAGGGGTGAAGGGCGATGGATATTTTTAGTTATTTTAGAAACAAAGGGATTGATACCTTAGATCCTGCATTTTATAAGCAGATCCGGATATGGCGCAGCTGGTATGATTCCAAAGTCAGAAAATTTCATAGATATAAAGTGTACAGGGGGAACGGTGCATCCGTGAACTGCGACCGGTATACACTTGGGATGGCGAAAAAGGTCTGTGAAGATATGGCCGACTTGCTTCTCAATGAACGGGTGACGATAACAATTGCGGATGAGACAACAGACACATTTGTAAAGCAGGTTCTGACAGAAAACACATGGGAAGAACTGGGAAATGAGTACCAGGAATGGAAGTCCGCTCTTGGGACGGCTGCATACGTGGTATATATCAAGGATGCGATCCTGGATCAATCTGGACGTATGACGGACGGAAGCGTGGGAATCAACTATGTGGATGCTTCTAATATTTATCCGACCTCCTGGCAGAATAAGGTGATTACGGAGTGTATTTTTACATTCTGTAAAACGCACCACCGAAAAAAGTATGTCCACATACAATACCATCGTCTGGAAGATATTTCTGACGGGAACCGGAAACAGTATGTGATTGAAAACACAGTTGTGGAAAATACTAAAGGAGCAGGGAAGGAATTGACACCTCAGGAATGGGAAGCAATTCCGACTTTCAGCGGGCTGGCTGAGCGGATTGAGACGGGTTCTGATCAGCCGCTTTTTATAATTGACCGTTTGAACATGGTAAATAATGCGGATACAGATCCTACAAACCCGATGGGGGTGGCTTTGTTCGCAAACGCGATCGATGTGATCAAGAAGCTGGATCTGGAATATGATAGCTATGCGAATGAGTTTTCTTTAGGACGCAAACGTATATTTGTTGCGCCAGAGTTACTGACTACGCAGCTCGGGGATGCTGTCTTCGACCCGGACGATACGGTATTTTACGAGCTTCCAGAGGACTACTTCAAAAATTCCGAATCAAAGGAAGCTATGCATGAGGTCAATATGGAGCTGCGGATTGAAGAGCACAGCAGAGCGATCAATGACGATCTGAACTGGCTTTCCTTAAAATGCGGGTTCGGTACGGACCGGTACAAATTTGAGGGCGGCGGAGTGAAAACGGCCACGGAGGTGATCAGTGAAAATTCGGATATGTACCGTTCTCTGCAGAAGCATGAGCTGGTATTGGAGCGTGTCCTGATTCAGCTGATCCGGACGATCATTCGGGCGGGGATCAGTATTGGGATTTCTGGTCTGAATGAGAGTACCGCGGTTACGATCGCCTTTGATGATTCCATCATTGAAGATAAGACTACGGAACGGCAGAGCGACCGTCAGGACGTGTCAATGGGGGCTATGTCCCTGGCGGAATACCGTGCGAAATGGTACGGAGAGACTTTGGAACAGGCCCAGGAGAATCTTCCGGAGCAGATGTCAGTGATGGAGTAGTGCGGAATGAATCAGGAATATAAAGAAAAACTGTCAAGAAAGATCGGGCAAAACTACCTGGATCTGGAAGCCCGTATCATGCAGGATATCATCCGGAGGATAAAAAAAGCGGGGAAGATCACAAGTACCGCGGATTATCAGATCAACCGCCTCCTTATCCTGGGGGTGTCTTCCGAGGATGTGGAGCGGATGATTAAGGATGCCCTGAATGCGTCCTATCCGGATATGTTTGAACTGTATGACCAGGTGATTGACTGGGAATATGTCCGGAATAAGGATGTATACGAGCAAGTGAACCAGAAGTTTATCCCATTTGAAGAGAACGGGGAGCTGCAGCAGACAGTCGAAACACTGATCCGGCAGACGGGGGCTGAGTTGGAGAACATTACCGGATCGCTTGGATTTTATCTGGATTATGGAAACGGACGGAGGGTATTGACGCCGCTGGCGGAGATTTACCAGAAATATCTGGACGGAGCCTGTATGGACATAGTTTCCGGGGCGTTCGACTATAACAGTACGCTGCGGAGGGTAGTGACACAGCTTACCAACAGCGGCCTCCGAAAGATTGATTATGCGTCGGGACACACGGACAGGGTGGATGTAGCAGCCAGACGGGCGGTTATGACAGGGATCACGCAGTTGACAGGACATATTGCCGATATCAATGCCGCGAAGCTGGGGACGAATTTCTTTGAGGTTGCCTGGCATGCGGGAGCACGTCCGACACATCAGGTATGGCAGGGGAAGGGTTATTCCAGGGATGAATTGTACAGTATCTGCGGGCTCGGCACTGTGACGGGACTGGAAGGAGCCAATTGCTACCATGAGCGGTATCCATTTATTCCAGGTGTATCGGAGCGAAATTGGTCTGATGAATGGCTGGAAGAACAGAATAGGAAGGAAAACACGCCAAAGCAGTTTAAAGGCAAGGAATATACGACTTACGAAGCAAAGCAGCGTCAACGCCAGATGGAGACGGCAATGCGGGCACAGCGGGAGCAGGTAGAACTGTTAAAAGCAGGCGGGGCAGATTCAGATGTGATTATGCTTGCCAGATGCAAATATCAGGCACAGTTGGATGAGTATGCTAAATTCTCGGATAGATTGAACCTGAAACAGGAACGTGAGAGGATCTATCTGGATATGCGCGGCCGGATTGCACCCGCTGATAAGTCTGTAATGAATCTTTTTCCAAGAGAAATGATTGAGAATGCGGATCGGGATATCAAGCAGTATGAAAAGTATAAAAAAATCCTTGGGGATGAGATCGGCTCACTTGCTAATTTCGGGCAGATAAAATATAATAATACTGAGAAGTGGAAATTTGTTCATTTAGATTACCGGAGACGAAATGAACTGCTCGACCACTCAGAGTTAAAACTTCCGGATGCTGCGAATGTAATAGTTCCAGATAAAAAATTTACACATTATTTGTTTGGCGGAGAACATCCGGAGGGGCTTGCAAAAGGAGCAGCTTTTAATTCAAGGCTAGGATATTCTGCTGATAATTGGAAGGAGCTGCGTGATCAAATCAAGGAAAAAGCAGTTCAATATCCTTCAACATACAAAGGGAATAATGGCTATGGAGACCGATATGAGCAAAAAATAATTATTTACGGAAAAAAAGGTACTCCTGCAAATGTCGTTGTTGGATGGATCCGTAGAAAAGACGGTACGGTTTCTATGTCAAGTGCGTATATTAAAGAGGTGAAGTAAATGGTTGTTAAACAATATGATACAGTTCTCTTGAAAGATGGAAGGGAAGCATCCATTGTGGAAGCTTTTGAAAATAAAGTTTTTATTGCTGATGTAGGGAGCTCTCCAAAAGACTGGGAGACAATTGACATTACCATAGAAGATATAGAAAGAGTGATTCATACATCAAAAGATTGATACCACCCATTCTTCGGAGTGAGTGGTATTTTATTTGGAGGAAACAGCATGATCAATATTACGGTATCGTTGGACAGGATCTGTGTATCAGGCCATGCGAATACAGCCCCAAAGGGTTCAGATATCGTATGTGCCGCGGTTTCGGCGTTGACTCTTACATTGATCCGGGGCCTGAAAGATATTGCTGGTCTACAGCTGTATGAAAGTGTAGAGGCAGGCAATGTCTGTATTAAGTGGCAGACTATGAATGACACAGGCAAGGCCCTGATTGATACCTGGTTTTTGGGAATCTGCGGGGTAGCGGAGAATTGCCCATGTATCAACTTTATAGACGAGTGAATTATGCATCCCAAGGGGGTGCTTTTTTCATGCCTGACGGGGCATAAAATACGGGATTACCACAGAAAGTGAGGATGAAAAAATGAGAAAGAGATATTTTGACCTGCAGCTTTTCACGGACGGCGGTGATGGCGGATCTGGTACCGGTGGTACAGGGGCAGGTTCAGCTGGAAAAGGTAACGGCAGTCAGACAAATGCCGGGGGAGCATCCAGGAACGCGACATATAGTTATGAACAGGCAGAGCAGATTGCGGAAGCCAGGGCTGACCGGGCAACGAAGGCGGCGCTCTCTGACTATTTTAAAAGGCAGGGTATGAGTGAGGAAGAGGTGACAGCGGCTCTTGCAGACTTCAGGGCTAAGAAAGCCGCACAGCAACCTAATGTTACCGCTGTAGAGCAGGAACGGGATGCGGCGCTGGCACAGGTGGAGGAAATGAAAAACACCAATTACCTTCGCGATAAGGGTGTGAAAACCGACGATCTGGACTATGTCCTGTTCAAGGTCGGCAAAAAAGTAGATGATAAGACAGATTTTAAGAAGGCCGCTGACGCATTCCTGAAAGAGAACCCTAGGTTCACAGGGCAGGGGTACAAAGTGGTTTCTACCGGGAAACCAGATGGCGGATCAGGTACGGGCCAGACAGTAAATGATTCAATCAACACCTCTATTCGCTCCGCGTTTGGAAGGTAAAGAAGGGAGAAAAAACTATGAATAGAAATAAAAAACTTTTTGACTTGCAGCTTTTTACAGGCACATCGATTACAAGATCAGATGCCGAGGCACTGATCCCGGTGCAGGAAAGCCACGAAATCATCCAGGGCGTGGTAGAACAGTCTGCCGTTTTACAGCGTGGCCGCAGACTTGCGAATATGACGGCGGCACAGTATAAGATGCCGGTGCTTGACCTGCTCCCTCTGGCATATTTTGTTAATGGAGAGGGCGGATCGGCAAAAAAGAAGCTGACTACAATGGCATGGGATAAAAAGGTTATCATTGCGGAGGAGATTGCGGTCATCGTGCCGATTTCTGAGGCGGTTCTTGATGATGCAGACTATGATATCTGGGGGGAAGTAAGGCCGAGATTGGTAGAGGCATTCGGACAGAAGATAGATGGCGCTGTTTTATTTGATATTGATAAGCCGCAGACGTGGCGCGATGGTGTTGTGACCACGGCTACGAAGGCAGGTGCGGTAACAACGCTTGGATCAGATCTGTATGACTCTATTCTGGGTGAGAATGGCGTGATCGCAAGGGTTGAGGAGAGCGGTTATTTTGTCAACGGCCATATGGCGGATATTACCATGAGGGCGAAACTGCGAGGGCTGAAAGATACAACCGGACA